AATTATTACCACCATCATTAACTATAACGGTATCAACAGTTGCTTCTTGAACTGTAAGTATACCTTTACCACCAGCATATAATTCTATTTGGTCATCAGTAAATGCAATATAGGTATCAGTATCACCAACATGTTTAATATTATTTGCTACAAGTACATTATCACTACATTGAACATCGCCTGTTACATCAATTCCTGTATTAGTGGTAGCAAGCTTCTCATCACCATTATAAAATAATTTTACATCTTCATTCTTAGTACATTCAATATACTTCTCACTATCATCTGCTCTTTTAAGTAGGATCGAATCACTACGAATTTTAAGATCATTAGTAGAATTTTTTATATGACTGCTACCTGAATGCCATATCTCAAGATCATCACTATCTCCAAATTTTATTCTGGCAGTATCAGTAAACTCTAAATCATTTTCAGAAGCATCCCAGGTCATATTCTGAGCCGCAGCAGCACCCTGGAAAACTACATCAACATTATCGAATTTAGTAACACCATTGAATGTAGAAAGACCAGCAACAGCTAAAGTTTGAGCAGATATAAATTCTGTAGTAATACCAGATCCACCAGAAGCATCAGCACCTATCCACTTCTTACTAGAAGAATCATACTTTAAATACTTATCATTAACTTGTGCAGTTGAGAGATCAACATCATCTAGATCTTTAATATTAACAGCACCACCACCGCCAAGAGTTGATAGTTGCTTTTGAATCCTATTAATGAATAACGTATAGTGTTTTTGCAACTCATCCAACGTTACAAAATTTTGATCTAATGGAGTTAAAGGATCGCTATTATCTACGGATGGTGGTTCATTAAGAAGACCTTCATTAAGAGTTTGCTTATATGAATCTCTTATAATATCAACCTTCTCATCAACTCTTTTAATATTATTTGCTACATCACCTGAAAGAAGATTCTGTACTTCAGATAAAACTTCTTCTTTTAATTGTCTAAAATTAATTCTATGCTGACGTTTTTCAACTATCGTAATCTCTGCCCTTATATCTTGATTAGTCTTTCTAACAGCATCTACTTTATTATCAATCTCTTCTTTAAAACTATTAATCTTATTATTAAATTTATCTAATTGATCAGAATAATCATTAGATAGAAAATTTAAATTTTTATCTACTACTTCCGTTAAAGAATTATTCAGAGAATTGGAAACATCATTAAGTTGTTTCCTAAGTTCTTCCACCCTATTAAACTCCTCCTTAATATGATTAGCATCATCCACCTTAATGGAAGGTTCTTTTTCTCCAAATAATTCACTAGGGTTCTTTAAGGTCACTTCTTTCTTTTAATATAAAGTAGATACTATTCTATTTATTCTTCCTATTCAGTATGCTCTGAACACTCATGTTCTATCTTTGCATCTCTATAATATATACCCCAATCTAATAATGAATCATCTATAGAATCTTCTACTGATTGTCTACCTTGTTCTGACTTCCAATTTCTCACCTCTTGTATCCATTCACCAGCAGTAGAAGCATTTGCATTTGGTGCAAAATATCCAGCACCAATAAAAGCAACTACTATAGTTCCTAACAAACCAATAGCAGCAACTACTTTCTCATTAGCACGAACTCTTTCCGTCAATTCTTTCTGTTTTTCAATAAGAGAATCTACTTTAGTATGAAGGACTGCAATGTGTGCATCAACTTTCAGATCCTGGAGTGTCTTGTCGCTCATCACGCATTTCAAGGTAAGATATACGCATTATATAGTAGATACTCCATGATACACCACCAAGAAATACACCTAACATAATATTAATACTTTGCACCATTTCATTCATTTGATTTCTCCTCGTGCTCTTTGGCCTTCTTCCCTTCTTAATTCAGAAGATGTCTTCCTATTCTCATGAAAGGTAGGTTGGACATTATGCTTTGCCATTTCCTCTCTCTCCTCTAGTTTATAGACAATCCATTCAAGACTAGGAATACATTGAATATTCCATCCACCAATCTCTTTATCACCACTGGGCAGTTTCCACACCTCAGCATCATCATTATCAAGATCTAACTGCTTTCTAAGACTCTCCTCTCCATATACAGCAACAATTCTCTCATATTCATTAAGAGAACCCAGACAACCGAAGCATTGTTTCCTGATGATCTCAGGATAATGCTTCTTTATTGGTCTGCTATACAACATCAGATGTTTTTCCCTTTTCTAGACCTCTCTTACACATTAGACATCCTTCACCTATGCATTCCCAACCACCATGACATTCTGTACAACCTTTGCCTCCGCAAGAGTTGCAAACAGGATAACTAGTTGACATGTATTACACCTTTCATACCAGCACCAGAATGAGGTTCACATTGGAACTCATAATCTCCTGGTTTATCAAAGGTTATTCGAATCTCTTCACCACCAAGAAACATTAAGTCGGGATGTGAAAGTTCTGGATGATCTGCCACTACCATGTTATGAGGAGGTAGATCCCCATTAATAAATGTGACTGCATCACCACTATCAATACTAATCTCATTTGGTTCAAAGACTAAATTGCCTCCTGAACCCATTTGAATTTCTGCTGCATATGCCATTTTTGGCATAAAAAGCAGAGCTGATGCGATAAGCATCAACCAAAAAGTCTGTATAAATGTTTTCATAATAATGAACTGAATAACGATCCTTCGTTCTGTATACAGTCTATCGCATTCGGGTGAGAATGTAAATACTCTACGTCTTGTACTGCTTGATTTCTTGCCGAGAAAGCATCCTGTGCGTATTCGCAAATGCTCTGATGATGCCTTGTTTGATCCAGATAGGATACGGTGTAATGAGACACAACAACTAGCCGTGGGCTCGCTTAAATTCTGATAATATTTATAGCACAGTTTAGGTATTTTGTCCTATATTTGTGTTGACTCACGAACAATGTTAGAGAACCTGGATAACTCCTTTCACATCAGGAATCTCCATCATTAACTTATTCTCTATGCCATGCTTTAAAGTCATAGAACTCATGGCACATGTAGAACATGCACCACCCAATCTAACCTTAACAAAGGCACCTTCTTCCATATAATCTGTCTCAACATATTCTAACCATCCACCATCTGCTTCGATATATGGAAGCAATTCATTAAGAACTTCAATCACATTATCATCATTCAGTTCCATTACAATAAAATAGCACCAATAACAAATCCCTTAGCAAATGAAATGACAACTACTTGATAGTCAGTCCATCCAAATTTGTCCTGACACTTCTTAATAATTTTCTTATCCCATTCGACTACTTTGTCGAATCCTGCTTTAATTTTGTTCATGTCTACATTTTGTACGGTTCTTGAGGTTTAGAATCGGTAGTTATTTTAAGAGGTGCTTGTTCTATTCTAATAGTTTGAACAGGACCAGTACTAGCCTTTGCTAACATCTGTTCCATATCCTTCTTAGTTACAGAACCACCATTAACACTATCACCATTCTTATCCATCTTCATAGTTCCATCACCCTTCTTGGATGCTGTCTGAATTCCGAAGCTAGCTAAAACCCCAGTAAAAACTGAGGCTATAAAAGTCGGATCGATTTTCTGTTGTGGTACCCCTGGGATGGCAACGTAATTTAAAGTCAAAATTCCGCCGGACCACACAAGAACACCCATGCGTACAAATGTACTAATGATTGCAGCTTGCTCATCCTGATCTGGGAGAAGAGCATCTTTAGCTTTACTAAAGAGACCTTTCTTTTTTTCAGGTTTCTTTTCCAGTTTAATCTCTTCCTTTACTTCATCAGGCATGGAACTATAGCAATGTTCTTCTATTTATTAGAAAACACCTTTAACTTCAGGAGCACCATTACTTAAATCAGGATTAGCACCACTTAAATCATTAGAACCGTCAGGAAGTCCACCACCAGGAACACCTAAACCAGCTCCTGGAAGACCTCCACCAAGTGATCCCAAAGATCCAAGAGCTGCATCCATAACCTGCTGTTTAACTCCATCAACGATGGAATCTCTATTGACGTATACATATAACCCACTGCCAACAACGGCAAGAGATACAACGCTAGACGCAACAGCAAGTACATTTACAATTTTCTGCATGTTAGATAACCTAATTCTATGTATTGTCATGTTTAACATGAACGTTTATTTAGAAGTATTATAGTATGTTTCATAATATTTGACAAGCCCTGCAGTCGTTTTAAACTTCTTTACCCAATCATCAGCACATTCATATATTGATCTATTATCATTTAAATGCCCAAATTTCTTAAGAAGAATTCCTAAAGTTTCTTGTCTCAATTTCTCATTCATATTCACTACCGTCTCCAATATATTCCATGGAAAAAATATCATGATCCTCACCACTCTCTGGGTCTAACCATTCTTTAAATTCACATTGAATAGCATAGGCATCTTCAATATTTTCAGGATCCTTCATATCCATTGCCGAAACAGTTAAAGAATTTATTCTCGAATTTGCCCAATAATGTACGTGTCTAAGAGTCTCCTCCAAAATTTCCATAATTTTTCCTCATATACCTTCCTAGAATATTGCTATTATAATATGCAGGAGTACCATCGTCAAGTGCCTCCATCAATACATTATTTATGAACAATTGTTTAGTCTCTTCATAATTTACTTGACCAAGAGTCTTATGTAAACTAATTATTTCTCGTTTGAAGATTGACTTGCCATATTTTTTAACATCGGCTTTAAGATCTGCAGAACTTCCGTAGTAGTTTTTCCAGTCACTCTCACTCGTAACTTTG